TTCTGCTGCTAAACTCCAATCTGGTATTGTTGGTGAGTCTTGAATTAATATAGACTCAGCAAGAGCTGCTTGTATTTTATGTGGCTCCATAAGACCATTTGGAGTTGCTATTTGTGGCATAACTCCATTAGCAGTTACACCTATAAAAACAAACTTACCTGCAACATTCATTTCTTCTAAATTAGTTTGTGGTGTATTAACCCAACTAATCCATTTACGACCAAGACTATCTGTTTGAACTGGTGGTATTCCTCTTATTGATATTTCTTCTATACCATTATCATTAGTTTTTATAATATAAGTTTTTATATCAAATAAAGCTTTATATATTTGTGTGCCAAAAGAAGGAATCCATTGATTATCTGGTGTTCTTACTAATAAAGGTATTCTTCTAACAAGTTGGTCTATTTCAGTGGGAGCAATGGCTAGACCCTGTAGTGTATTATTTTTAAGAGTGTTCAGGTTTTCCTTAACTCCCATAGATACTATACCACCAATATCATCACCTTTAACAACTGTTCCTGTAGATTTTGGATAATTACCATTGCCATCTTCAAACATAGCTAATACAGATGGCACATATCCTAATGTAGTTGCAAAGACTTCATCACCACCCATGCGATCAGCTTGTGGAAAAGATATAACCCAACCTACTCCTATTGCACCTTCATTAATAAGGTCTACTTGAATTTGAGCTAATCTTCTTCTTGGTAAAGGATATCCACCTTCACGTTCTATATCTTCTTCTGTAATGTTAAGTATTACAAAATTACCACTGGGCTCTTGTTGTTTAATTAAACTATCAAAAGTTTTTAATTTAAGTACTTCGGTTGGCGTGCTTTGAAACACCAAAGGTAAACTAAGTAATATTAATATAGGTAATAAAAGTTTATTCACTTTGCGTTATGGTTATATTAGAATCTCCACCACCATTTATTTTTACTACATTACTAACTCCATCCTGGATAATAATTACAGTATAAGAACCACTACTATCTAGGTCTAATCTTACAGAGTCATTTACTTTTCTTCTAAGACTAATAACATTACCTGCTACTAAAGTTGTTATTTGTGTTTCTGTATCTTGACCTATTTTAGTTCCACTTAAAGCTACGCTACCAGCATCTGCTAATACATCTTCATCTTCAGAAATTGCTAAAGAATCTAATATATCTAATAAATCTTCAAGAAAATTTACATCTAAATAATTTATATCTAATTCTGTAAATTCTAATTCATCTTCACTAAAAAAATCTTCATCTAAATAATCTATATCTAAATCATTAAAATCTAATATATTAGCTTTTGTATTACTTGCTACTTCTTCTGTTTGAGTAATTTCTTCTTTAGGAGGCGTAACAATAAGCATATTGTCAATAATATCTAAAGTTAAATCTAATATAACAGGTTTACTTGGTTTAGATTCAAACACACTTACTGTTGTTGCTTGATAAGGTTTATTAAGTAATACGCTACCCATTGCAGTTACTACTTCTATTTCTCCACTAGATAAACCAAAAGCATCTGGCAAAAGTATTATTAAAGACCTACCTAATTCATCTACTGTAGCAGTAAAATCTGTACCTCTTATAGCTATATTGGCTGTAGGAGTTTTAAGCGATATATTTTGTTTGTCTATACGACCTAAATTACCTGTTATAAATCTAGCAGTGCCAAGACCAAAAGTAAGAGCCATTTTTGCTTTGCTAGGATCAGGATCAAATATATACTCGTCTATTATTAATTGTGAGTGTTCTGTTAGTCTTACTTTACTATCATCTAAAAAAGTAATAGCCATACGACCATTAGTAGTAATAGCTTCATCATTGCTTTGAATAGCAAATTTTAAATTAGCATCGTAAGGTTTGTCTCTTACTATTTGTGCTGAACCATTTAGTTCAGATATATCCCCAATATCAGCAGCTTGTGCTTGTACCTTGGTCGTTTTGAATAATACAAACAGTAGAAGCAGCGTTCCCGCCAACCGATATAACTTTAAGCCAGTCATTATCTTGTGTACTCAGTTGTTGAATATTAAATGTTCTTTGTCCACCTGTGTGATCTAGCCAAAAGTAACCACCTGCTGAAGCTGTTACTCCTGTTCCAGTATAATTAACTGTGTTATCAGAACCATCTATATCCATATAGTTAGTTGCACCATCAATATTAATATTAGATACAACTGTGTTGTTAGAACCTTGAATAATCCAATCTAAATCTAAAGTTCCTGCTAATGCAGTAGTACCTTGATTTAAAGTAAATGTATTACTTGATCCAGTAACAGCTATATTTTGATTAGAACTGTCAGCACCAAAGGTGTTACTTGGGTCAACTTGTATTGTAAAAGTATTGCTATTACCAGTGAATTCATAAAAACCAGTAAAGCTGTCTGCCCATATATCACCAAGAAACTTATTAGTGTTTCCAATCATATTAATATCAATAGTCATAGTAGTACCATCAATATCAAAAGCTGTAAGACTGCCTGCTGTAGACTGCAAGCCACCTATGATATTAGATATACCTAGTTGTTCTATATCTAAATTAAGCGTAGTACCGCTTTGATCTAAATATATTTCATTGTCAGCCGCGAATGTTGGCAATGCACTCAGCATCGCAATCAGGCTCATTAATTTTAAGTTCTTCATATTTCCAAAATCCTCTATCGTAACCGATAGTAATAAGTTCTAATACCGCTCCTTCTATTGCTTTCATAAGTGCAATAGTTGTTGATTCATTTCGTGAGTTACCTAATTCTACTTCTACTAACTCGGTTCCCATTTCAATAAATCTAAAAACGTCTTCTGATTTACCATAACTAAATATGGTTTTTTGGCTTAATACTTCTATAAGTATTTCACCAGTTGCTACTGAAACCATACGAAGACTAACTGTTATATTATCTTCTCTATATTGAATACTAGTGCCTATTCCTAGATATCTAGCACCTATGCCTCCAGTAGTTAAATTGCTATCATAAGCAATAACAGCTCCTTCTAATAAAACACCTGCAAACAATAAAGGAGAAAGTTGTTTTTTCTTTTCTTCATCTGATGCAAATTGTTCTCTTGCTGATCTTATAAGTTGTCTTTCTTTAGTTAAATTATCTAAACCAATTCTTTCTACAACTCTAAAAAATTTACCATTACTTGCATGTTTCAAAGCTCTAATTAATAAAGTATGTGGTGCTTGTGTGACTGCTGTAGAAAATAAAGCAAATTCACTATTACTTTTTCTTTGTCCTGTTTGATCTGTAAATGATGTAGGATATACAGCAACTATAGGCTGAATCATAGGTTTATTTACTAAAGCTAATTCTTTAGAATGTAGTTCTTCTATTTTAACTATATCGTGAGCTTTAAATCTTTGTTCATAAGTATCTTCAAACTGGTCAAAGATAGAACAACTAGAGAGTAAAGCTACCGCTACTAATATACATAGTTGTTCATGTTTCATAAGATTTAAAAGGTGAAGCTACCAATAGGAATCGTAATATGAGTGATTGTTCCGTCCGCCTCGGTTATCTTCAGAGTTAAATAAGTTCCATCTGAACTATATTCTATCGTATTACCTTCTAAGGTTATAGTTCCGCTATCTTGTGGAGTTTCTCCAAATAAGTTAGCTATAAGTTGTCTTGATAATTCAGCGTAGACTCTTGACTCAAAGTTACGAATAAATCTTTGTACTGTAGAGTTTTCTTTGTCTCTTTCTGCTTCTTCTATAGCAGCTTTAATTTCATCTTTAATTGTTTGTCGTCTGTTAAACTCTTGGTTTTCAATCGTAAGATAATGACTAGAAGTATTAACACCATTAAATGATGGAGATTTAAACTTGTGGGTTATTTGATCAGACCAAAGATTTTGAGCAAATACTCCTACAAATAATATTATTCCTATAACAACAATTATTTTAA